GCACCCTGCTGATTGCGGTGAGAACCAAGGTCATGAGCTCGAACGTGTACCCATTTCCCATGGAAGACATCTTCTTAAGGACGTGGTACTCGCCATCCCCGCCTAATAGCATGAAGCTACGTGAGCGGTTAAGAGACTCAAACAAACTTCTAGGTAATAGAAATTCAGAAAGCGCGACAGTATTACTGTCTGAAGCGTTCTTCAAATCTATTGTAGCCAAACCTGGATCAGGAATGGCAACCTTGTGTTGATCCGCCAAGACATCGAGATCGATGCCAATGCGTTTCAAACAAGACCTAAGGAAGTTTCCCTGCTGCCGCTGTACGAGAATGTTACCGAAGCTTTCGATGTTGATTGGACGCCTTTTCTCATTATTCTTCGGAACAGTCGAGAATCGACTGCCACGAACGAAGTGAGTTACGCGTTCCAATTTCCATCTAAAGATCTCGTAGCCAGGGTCCTTAGCGGACCTGAAGCGATTCCACAGGAGTCTTTCGGACTCTCTGCGGTTTTCCGAGAACTGCTGCTTTTGGTACCATTTGGTATATCTCCGACGAGTTGCTCGTTTAAGAGCTTTATGATTGTACACCAATCTTGAAAACTCATCAAAGTTTTCAGGCGTACAACTCCATGCTCCTCTTGACAGACGAGATTCAATACTATTGAGTCCTCGTGTTGGCAAGAATGACGACCCAGTTGGGAAGTCAATGGGGCTTCGTCGAAAATCACCTCGACACCACATGTGAATGAGGTGTCGGGCTTTATACCACTCGCCTGAAGGGCGGAGGATACGTGATGGAAGGTTAACGTCAAAGGAAATGAAGTCTTCCCAAGCTTGTTGCTTGAGTTGGTCTTCCTTTCCCGGCTGGGGCTGCTCGAACTTCTTTTGGAACCGCTTGATAGCGAATTCCTCGGGAAGTGAAGAAGGTTTTTCAAAAACCCACTTAGAGAGCAACCTTTGATAGGCACGGATAGTGCTTTGCAAAAGTTCCAAAGTCTCACCTCTATGTCGATGTGAGTGGAAGCCTAATCAATAAGATTAGGCAGAACCACTAACTTGCACGGTGGTGGGCTGGAACCCCAGCAGGACGTTCTCAGACATCCAATCGGATAGGTTGGAACTGAGATTGGCCACCATCTCTTCGAGACGATCCATGCTTTCAGCAGAACCAGAGACACGAAGCCGGACCGAGAGTGCGTCATTGACGCTATCGTCGCCGATGGTCAGAGGATGAAGGTCATTCATCATGATCTCGGTAACGAAATTGGTTACTCTCTTTCCGTCCAGTGTCTTCGGGCTGGAGCTGGTTTTGAAGCG